AAAATCTAAATCTTTATCTTCTAATCGTTGCTTTTTTTTTCAGATGGTTCTGCATCTTCTGTAGACAATGCTACAGTCAATAATTCACCAGTCATCTTAATCGCCTCAACTAATCCTACTCCAGATACATGTTCTTTGATTTCATTAATAGAGACATCATTACCACCTGCTCTTATACATAAATGTAAAACATTGATAGTCTCAGATGTTGTTAAATCGCCTGTCGCTAATTTCTGTCCAAGTTTAAGAATAGAACAACCAACTGCCTCTTCTACTCTCAAAATGGTATCTAGTGACATCCTCGCTTTGTAGGATTTATTTTTGAACTCCAGATTTTTTTCTGCTTTTATCGGATTTAGACTCATTAGATTCACCTTTAGTTATTAGTTTAATAAGTTCATCTCTTCCACCGACATTTTCAGCAGAAGAGATTATGTATGATTTATCATCAATTTGAACTTGTCCTAGATTATCCCAACCATCATAGTGTGGCAGTTCAATCTCAATATGATTGTTTGAACAATTTACTTTTGCATTGTGTTTTTTACCACTAATGCTTATTTCTTTATCTAACCACATACTATACTGTAGCGACTGTTATAGCACCTGCACTCTCAAATGTGAGACTGTATTGTGCAGAGTCGTTGTATGTTCCAGAATATTCAATGCTTGTCACTTGGAATGCACCAGTGAAAGTATTATAGTCTGGCATTAAAAATTGATAGTTAGTGTGTGCTGAACCATCAAATGCACTTAGAACAGATTGATGTGATGCACTGTCATCAAAGACACCTGTTCCACTTACTGTAAAACTTTTGACACCACCTTGTGCTAATAAAGTTCTAACTCTTGAAGAGTCTTTGGTAGTGACATCCACTGTCTCTGCATTAATAGTGATTGAAGTGTCTCTGAGTCCACCGATTGTGGTAAAAGTCTCTGGAGACCCACCATTTCCAATTTTCATCAATACTGCACTTCCTTTTTGAACTGCCATATTTTATTACCTCTTAATTATCGTATATCGTAAAATTAATATTAATTATACCATGTCTAGTGATTCCATCTGCCTCTTTTAGAGTTGTCGCATTCGATACATAACTCATAACTGAATCAGCACCACTAACACTGATAGAAGTATCATGACATAAATTATAGATTCTTTCCATGATTTCTTTAATCTCTTTTTGACCTCTGTATTGAGACCAGACATCTATATCTACATTGTAGACATTTCCATCTACTGTTTTTGTGCCAATATTGGTAGTTGTTTCAAGACCGATTTGCACATAAGGATATGTGGTATCTTGTGGTACATGGTCGAATATTTTATTATTACCAACCAAACTATCTAGTGTTGAATCTCCACTTAACAGACTGTAAATCGCAGATTGTAAATCAAAAGAATGATAACCCATTATTTCACCATAATTGTTTTAGCAATTTTATTTGCATAAATTCTAGTTAAATTGTATGCCTTTGATTCTTTACCCATAAACATTCTTTTAAGGATGAGTTCTAGTCTCTCAGCATATTCAACATTGGTTGAAACTTTAGCTACAGGATTTCTACCAAATGCAGTAGCAGGTCTGGTCAAAATACTATTAACTAATCGACCTGTATCAATAGCAGGTGGATTACCTGCAGATGATGCTATGTGTGTTTTCTTACCTTGTTGTCTTGGGTATTCTCGACCAGTCTTTGGTGTGTTTCTCATACCTAGTCTAATCTGCCTGTTAAAATAATTAGCAACACGATTGACATGTCTTATTGCATTTCTAGTTATAACCTTGTCTGCCTCTTTGACACCCTTTGGAATGTTGTTAATAATCTGAACACTAATCATGTTGCAACTCCCTCTGTCGCTAGAATCTCTTGGAACTTTCTTCTGCCCTCGTTAACATCTTTAATGTGTGTGATGTTAAAAGTTTTAGAATTATATGAGATTCTATATTTCTCGGTGAGTGCAGAATAGTATCTAATTGTAAATCTGTAATTAGCAGTTCCTCTAATTTGGTCTCCAAATAATCCCTCACCACCAGATAAATTTTCTGCTTTCGCCCAAACTGTTGTAGCAGTAGAAAACGATGTTGACATGCCACCACCTGCATCGGTTGAGCCACCCAATGTTTGTAAAACAATTCTGTTTCTCATTTCTCCAATCAGAGACATTAAATCATTCCACCATAATGTGCAGTGCCTCTATATGGATTTGTTGAGAATTGTCTAATCACATAAGGTTGCAATAATCTCGTTGCAGAAGTTGGTGCATAGACTTGTTTACCATCTAGCAAGTCACCTCTGTGTTCAAATAAATATGCAGTATAAAGTAAACATGCATGTTTGATATCTTGTGGTACATCACTTGCACCACCATAACCTGCGACATAAGTAATCTCGATTGCATTCGCAACTCTAAGACCTGTTGGATAACTTTCGCCATTTCTTAAAACTAATCTTGCAGGTACACCTGCACTATCTAAATAATATTTGCTAGATGCAAAAGTAGACTCTGTATCTGCATCATCATAATATTTGACATTGGATATGGATGCTACTGGTGACTCTGGGAGTAAAATACTTCTACGACTTATGTCTTGGTCAATTCCTACATAAGAACCCTCGTTGATTCTAATGTCAGCATCATAGACTGAATCAATAGATAATTTTAAAGTTTGTGTTGTAAGACTTCTGCCTGTGTATCTTTTCGCCCAATTATGAGATGCAATTAAAAGTGATGTAATAACTGTGTCATCATCACTCCCTGTTATCCTTAACCAATTTTTTACTTCTGTACTGGTGATTGCATAAGCACTCTCACCTGTGGTCACACTTAATCCTGCCATGAAAACCTCTTCTATTTATTACATATATAATATATGAATCAATTAGAATCTTCCATAAAAAAAGACCAGAACTGAGTCTGGTCTTTCTCTTGGTTTAATAAAGTTAATTTTATGTCTTAGTTTTTTTAAATCTATTTAGAATTAGACAAAATTTATTAAAATTGTTTTCTCCTAACCTTAATTTCGATTCTAGCATTGAAACAATTTTCAGATGTTCTTCGTAGTTAGTAATATCTTCTGACATATTATCGACTACCCAATTACTTGGGTTTTCCTTTCCTCTTTCGATTGATAGTTGTTCTCTTAAATTATCAATCTCATTAGAGATTATTTGCTTATGATTACCATGAATGAACACATCTCTCAATACTGTCATTTCTTCTTTTGTAAATTTAATTGTTTCCATAATTTTTCTCCTAATTTTAGTTTATATACAGATTGTATAAAATAAGTTAACCTTTTGCAACTAAAAGAATAAAATAAACAGTATATAAGAAAATACTAATATTAGTGTAATTTCAAGGATTGATAGGTTTGGTGCTAACCATTTCGTTCTAATCTTGGATAATATCCATTTCAAAGGCTCTGGAAACACCACAAAGTATGTGATGACCATAGCCAGAATCAAAGCATCCAGAATCATTGCATTAGTGGGTTAGATTCCCTCTTTTCCATCTCTTCGATTTTGAGTTTAAGAACTTGTATCTCTGCTCTGTTCAGTTCCATCTGTTTGACATCTGGAAATGATTTACCCTCTAGTTGAGTAAGTCTGTTTGAGATTTCTCCGAACTTAGAGAACCCACCACCAATAGCTATAATGATTGATAGTAAGACACCCCAAGTTTTTATATCTTTAAAGTCCATTGATTATTCTCCTTAGATTATCTTCTGCTAATTTTCTTTTAATCTGAATATTAGACAACTCCAAATTATATTGATGTAGAGAATCATTTGTGAAACTCACATCTTGATAAATTATTCTATCATCTGTAAATTTTTTATTCATGTACTCGTCAATATTTATTTCTGATAGTTCTAGTTGGTTATCAAAAAACTCTGTATTAACATTCATGTAATTATCTAGTGCTTGGTTGTTATTCATCAACTTCGCTACGATTTGTTGTGTGACTGCAATTTGTTTATCAATACCATCAATCTTGCTTTCAACTTTTGCAGATATCTCATCAATGTTTATTTCTTTATCTTCTGCAACTGTTTCGTTCTCCTCACATCCAACACATGAATCTTCTGCATTAACATCTTCTGGAGTTTGCTCTGTCATTTCTTCTTGTATTTCTTCTTCAATCTCTTGTGATACTTCTTCAATCATTTCTGGTTCTGTCTCAACTACGACTTCTTCTTGTATCTCTTCTATCTCAGTTTCTTGTGCGACTACGATTTCTTCTTTTAAAACTTCCAACACTATCTCTTCTTCAATCAACTTTTCCTCTTCTTTGATTTCAAATATTTCTGGATAAACTTCTAAGATAATTTCTTCTATAACTTTCTTTTCAACAAATATCTCTTCATATTTTTCTGGTATGATTTCTTCTGTAAGTTCTATAATTTCTTCGATTTCCTCAAAAGTGGTATTAAGTTCTTGAACTTGTGTAGTAGTTAGTACAGTGTCATCATAACTCATCACAACTGAGATGTTGTCAAAATTAGTTGCACCTAGTGTGGCAGGGTGCATTCGCATCTTCTGCAGATAAGAATATGTTTCCTACTCTTGAACCAGTGCCAGTGTAAGTCAGTGAGTTGGTAAAGTTTTCTCCCTGTATTGAAGTTGTATCATATCTGGTCTGACTAACTGTAGCCAAGACATTACTTTGTGAATCTTTAATTTGTAATCGAATAGTGAAAGGGTCAGCACCACCTCTGCCTGAACCTGCCCAACAACCTGCAACAGAGCATTCTCCATTTTGAACTTCTACAGTTGAGAGTAATTCTAAGTATCCATTATCCAACATTTGTTCAGTGATGGTATTTGAGTACAATTTAAAGTCCTGTGTTATCGAACCACTGTCACCTATCTCTATATCGTAATTGCTTGGAACATTATTTAATTGACAACAATCATTAAGAACTTGAACATCTCCAGATGTTGTCCACCCTGTAGAATCACCAGTCTCAAAATTATGATTGACCAATAAATTATCTGTGGTTCTTATTTCTGCAAATAATGTGATAGGTAATAATAATAGTATTATTAATTTTCGTTCCATGTCATTGACCTTTTACCACCAGTAATTTTAACATTTAAGATAGCATTCCTTTTTTTCCAATCTTGATAATCTGGTCTTAGTTGTGGGTATTTATCCCAATATGCTTGTGCTTTCTTGCCAATAAGACTTTCTTTTGTTTCGTGATGTAAAACAGGACATGGTGTGCTAGATGACTCCAGAGAATAAAATATTTCTGGGTCGTGTAAACATAAAATTGAAATCGAACTTACTTTAAGACCAAGACTTGCTAACTGCTGACTTTTTTTAATTCGCATACATGTCTCATCTATATAGTAATTTGAACCTGCAATAGATAATCCAATAGTTGTGACACCCATAGAAAGAGGTATTACACAATCAGTTGAGTAGACCTGTGCAGATGGTGGATTTGCAGAATTGACTGCAGTCTCAGAATTATTGTTTGTATTATTATTGGTGGTTGTATTGCTACTTGAGCCACTTTGATATGTATTTGTAGTTTCAGCAGAATAGCCTCCAGAAATACTGGTTTGACTTCCAGATGATGATGTCTGATTAATCGTATTAGCACCAGAATTTGTTGAATCAGAATGAGCCTCTAAACTTAGGAATATAATTATTACTAATAAAAAACCAAGTGCATTGTAAACTGTTTTCGTCATTTTGCTTTTGCAATCGAACTGCCTACATACATAGCAATAATACTTAGTATGATGTCTTTATGCCAAGATAATATCGCTATACCATTAACCTCAGTCCATGACATAGCAGTATTTCTAGTGTCAAATAATAGCCAGTCTGACCCTGTTGTTATCTCTGATTGAATATATATAGGTACATTTATGAAAAGTGGTGCAATCATTGGTAATACGATAATTGAAAATACACATGCCAGAACAATTATTCTTCTGGTCATTTGGAAAAATGAGTTTGTATTATTCCTTACCTTATCTCTGCTTTCCTCTTCTAGTTTGTGATTAGCAGTGAGTTGTTTCATCATCTCTGCTTGTGCATTTGCTTTAGCACCCATGATTTGCATAACTGCACCCAAGACAGAACTACCCATGAGATTAAGTATTTCCCAACTCATTATCCACCTACCGATAATATTCTAATTGAAATGATTAACTGTGTGATAATCAAGACAATAAATATCCATAGTTTTTTATCTCTCTCTTCTTGTCTTTTGTTTAGTTCTCTTATGTCTTGTTCTATATGATAGATATGATTGTTTTTTAGAATCTCAATATCTTTCTGTACCAACATGATAGATGACTTGATTTTCTCGACCTCGACATTTAGCTCGTTAGTATCTTTCATGATTTATTACTTTGGATTGTTGTCCTTAACTGCCTTGATGTGTAAATACCATGCACCTGTTTTTGCATCGTCGCCAAGTTTACCTGCATCAATATCTTTATAAAGCATATCAAGTTGCTCTGCTATATCTTTGTAATAATCGCCTGTGCCTGTGCCTTTAGTTCTAGCAAGTACATAAGCATTGTCTATATACCATTGTTGAGTCGCCTGTATATCCGATAAAGTTTTGGCATCCTCCTCTCTGGTTGTAATCGTTCCTCTGTTATCTACTATTGCTACCATTATGATCTTTTCACTCCATAAACTGTTAAGTTAATTTTTGATGCACCTGTTCCACCTGCAAATATTAATTGAAAACCATTACAAGTATTTGCTTGTAGGTCATTAATATATCCATGACCGATAGCAATTCTTGATGAGCCATTACTACCCTCGCCACCAACCATGT